CATGATCTGGGTGGAACGACATAAAGTAAGCATATGGTTTTTCCGTTATCCAGAGCTGACCCTGGACCTGCGGTATGTAATCTGCCGGGACCTTATTAGCTAGCAGATACTTGATGTGAGTTGTTGGCTTAGGGCACTTGATCTCGAGCAATGCGGTCTCGCCTTTGTCGTCGTCATGCACAATGGCATCAGGCGAACATCCGATCTTGCCGTCGTCAGTAGTAACAAACCCAATGGGCGTTGTAACAAGCCCGGTCTCTAACTGAAACATTGCATTAGCCTGGGCTTCCATGTCATTACCTCGTTGCATCCACTCAGACTTGAAAGTCTCGAGCTTTCTGCCGGCCTTGATCTCTTCAGTGAGCTCAATCGCATATTCATCAAACGATGTTGACCGTTTCTTCTGCGAGGTAAAGACTCGACGGAAATTGCTAGCGGTAGGACGCATGCGAAGCGCATGCCATTCAGGCGTACCTTGTTGCACATCATGCAAGATCATGATTCTTTGTCCGGTTTAGATTCTAGCTTCTTCTTAGCCTGTGCATATTGAGTCACGCTCATATCTTTGAGCTCACTGCACTGATAAGCCTTAGCTATGAGGTCAATGTTGACACCTTTCTGCTTTGCCAGGTTAGTTAGCTCTTGCATTTGCATGAAGATGATAGGCTTAAATTTCTCATCCTGCTCAACAGGCTGAGTTCTGGCAGCCGCCTCACCGTCGTCATCGTCATCACCAGCTATTAGCACCAGACCCTGGATGGCGTATCTCTTCAGATAAGAAATAAGCGAGCCCATGTCCTGAATGCTGTTCTGCGCCTTCATGTTGATCGCAGAAGATATGTCTTCCTGGATCCACTGGCCAGAACTGTGCAGCAGCCTGGTTGTGACGATCACATGCATTGACCCGTACAACTCATCCTTACGAGAGGTCTGCACAATAGACAAGCCGTTCTCAGCCAGGTGCGGCCGAATCGTATTTAAGACGGATGGGAACGATGCGTATCGACTGTGATGAGCCTTAGCATCTTTGACGGGATTACTGATTGAACTTTGTAGCTTGCTTAATGCAGGGGCTAGCTCGTTGATTTGCTCTGATGTTTCCATGTTAGTCTCCTCCTTTGGAAACCACATGGTAGCATAGACTGTTTACATATGTACACTAAATGTGTTTATAATTGCCATGTGGTGTCATGGCCACATCCTTTCGGGGCCCTACGGGGCCCTTTTTATTGGTAGGTCCAGATGACTGGAGTAGTCTCACGGATATCGCAGTGTACGAACGAGCGCGCAATGCCCACCCCTGAAAAGCCTAGCTTAATAGCGTTAGCAACAATAATGAACCGATGAGCCCCATTGCTAACAGCAATATCAGCTGCAATGCCTGCAGTGTGCTTTCCTGGGCCGCCAGGCTTCTTAACTTCGAGACTGTGAGTTTTACTGCGGTAACCGCTAGTGATCTTAAACGGAAAACCGCATTCGTGACGTAGTGCATCCAAGGCATGAATAAACTCCTCTTTCATAAAACACTCGCCAGTCTCCTGACATGCGAATTCTTCCAACGTAAAATACTTAAACATCACTTATCCCTGTGTACGCCTTTGTGCTTTTCATACGTCCTAAGCCCGCCAAGCCCCAGCATCCCTAAAAGAACGGGCATCATAGTGTCCAGAGGAATAACAGGCACCACTATATCGACCTCCGATATAGCCAAAACAAAATTGGTGAACGGTATGACCATGAAGTTCCCAGCTAAAGCAAAAACGCAGCACCATCCGGTGGCGGGCCGCCAACCGGACACGAACAGCGACTTGTGGGCCGCCTCGACCTGATTGATAGCCATCTGACCCTGAGCAATTTCTTGCGCGTATTTCTGCGACATGGTTGCAATTTCATGCGCCAAGGCGTTCTTCTGATCCTTGTCCTCAATGAACTTGTCTAACAGTCCCGTCACGGGACCGATGAGTTTATCAAGCATGACTACCTCACAATCGCAAATATTATAGTAAAGCAAGCGTACAAGCCGACCGCAACTAGACCACAAGCAACCACGAGTCCTGCTATGTGCATTCGCTTGTTAATCTTCTGGATGTGCGCGTTCTTATCTTCTAGCCTTGCCTTGCGAGCTTTAGCCTGAAAGATTATAAAGTCATCCCACAATCCAGCCCGTCCGAAGTAGACCATGAAGTCTTTTAGTTCTTCTTCTGCCTTTGCTATCTGCTCAAGAGCCATGAATTCTTCTGCGTCACTTGCGAATAAAGACTTCTTGTTCTTCTGCTGCCTAGCCTTTATGTCTTCCTTGCAGTTGACCATCTGACCAATTTGGCCAAAGCAATCGGACAAGTCCTTGCCGTTCCCGATAAATTCTTTGACAACTCCAAATGCGGCATTGAAGGCAACAAGTTCAGCAATCATTTGCTACTTCCTTATCAGTTCGTTAATCGCCTTCCACGCCTCAATCATCTTGGACTCTAAAACGTCAAGACGGTTAAGAATCTTGCCAATAGTCAGAATAAGGAGAAATACTCCTGCTGCAACGGGCCAGCTCTGAACTATGATCTCCCAGACTTCCATTAGACATCTCGTTTAAAGATGTTCTGAATGGTAGGGCTTTCCCAGATCCGAATAGATAACCAGATGATGGTTAAAGCAGATGCAAGAGGAGGCAACCAACCCGCCATAGTCGCAACAGCCCCAGTAACAGCTAATCCGTCTACTATTGTTTTTGCCTCTTCTTGCATATTGTCACCTAGTGCGCTTCGTCAACTTCTTCAAAGACAGGCTCTTCGCCTGGAATCGGCGCTTCTGCTGACTGCTGTTGCTGCTGCTGTTGTGCTTGAATCAAGCTGAGTTGTGCCTCTAAATCGGCTATTCTGAGAGCCTGACCGGCGTTTTGTTTAGCTAATGAATCAATCTTAGCCATTGTTACATACTCGTCAGCACTCATTTCCCGCTTCTGTTCGCTCATGTTCCTCTCCTTAGTTGTGGTTTGACGATTTTATCGTGTTATTAGCACGTCTTCCACTGGTTTAACAGGTCAGCATTTAGTTAAATTTATCTGTCCTAGCTCTGAGGCTGATCATAAAGTTTAAAGTTGTATCTTTCTCAATATAAGTGCGATCTGCTGGACTGTATCCAAGGAGCCTTAAAGCCCACCTAAACCTAATATCAACTGTTGAAACCTTGTCCCCATAAGTGAATCTAGGCATCGTTGTAGAGACTTGGAAACTTCTTCCATAGGCGGTGTTTGCTGCTGTTGTGACAAATGAGCTTATGCTGTTAGTTGACATCAATGTCTCACCAAAGCCTGATACGTTGTAGGAAGATTGCCCGATCTGACCGCCTCCGGGATTTTGTGTTCCAGTGGCTAGTGACTCATTATGCTGAGACGTTAAAAGAGCCGCCTGTATGACTTGAGCGCCTTCAAATGTAATGGCGTCATTTGTGACCGCGCTGTAAGTTTGGGGACTGCCGGTTCCTGACCCGAGAGAGGTCCAGTATTGATTAGTAAGAGTGATTGTAGCGCCGCTTCCGGTAAAGTTTCCGGTAGATAAGAGATGATACCTAAGCCTTGTGTTAGTTCCGTCAAACTCTACGGTCATGCCGCATTTTGCAATTGTTACCGCCGCATTAATGCTTGCGTTGTCTATATCTGCATTTGCGCTTGCTAACTTATAGTTAAGGTCGTTGCTGGTTGTGGAGAACAAACGCCTTCTCTGGTCGCCCTGATTCTCGCCCACGTTGCAGGGGTAATAATACTCCTTCATTTCATTCTTGCCACCGCTTGCGATAGCACTTCCCGCCACAGTGTTGTACCAATTCAACGCACGAACATCTGAGTCGTTTAAACCCACGGAAGTCCCAGAGCTTCCACCAGCCGCTAGGTGTATGGTATTCATGCTTAGAGCGCCTGACGCTGGTAGGGTGCCGCTATGCTTTACATACATCGCTTGAGTCGCGCCAGAGGCAGACGATGCAAACGGGAAAGACGATACTCCTGTCCAATACCAGCTTGTGAATATTCCGCCTTTTGTGTAGTTATTGCTGGCGGTTGTGTTCATTGTTATAGCGCCGCCATAAGTGGCGGAGGATCTATTATAATTTACCCCATTGACCGTGATGTAGTCCCACCCATCGTTTTCATGAATGCCGTACACTTCAAAATTAAGCCGGTCATTAGACCCCTGCCAATATAAACCTCTGACACCGTTGCCGCCAAACGCGACCACTTCTCCATTGGTTATAGTTCCGCTGCCAATTACATCAGTAAAGCCAGCGAAGGCAGGCGGGACAAATCCAAAGACATCAACCGTTGGGATTGTGAATGTGCTTATTGTGACTGCCATTCTTCCACCTGATCTATGAACTCTTGTTCTTGAGCGACGAAAGATTCTATCTGCTGCTCAGGAGTGAGATTAGGATCTGGTTCTAAATAGAAAAATGATGTCTGCCCATTGCTAAACTCATGGGCGAACTTCAACAATCCATCTTCAACCGTGTAATCAGGCATCAGTCCAGACCGCCGCGCAGATGTCCTGTACTAGCTGAGATTGACCAGACACATCGTCTCCCGGTCTAAAGTTAAACGACCTATTCTGCGTGATCGGCAGAGTGTCGTCATCTGGGTCATCAACCGTTACACGATCATTAACTGTCACTAATGTAATCATAGTGGATGGGTCAGCGGGACTCATGCTCATGTTAGGTCTAACCATGATATCCACGAGTTCAACAGTTTTTGTCATTGTCATTTTACTTCTCCTTGAGTTTTAATTTAAGTTCGTCAATTTGCTCTTGCTGCTCTTTGATAGCTTCAACCAGTAAAGGCACTAACCTTGAGTAATCTACCGTCAAATAGTCTTCACCGGATTTGGATGTGATCTCTCCGGTAAACTCGTCTGTCTCCATATCAACCGGAGCTAGGCTAACCGCCTCCGGTAGAACTGCTTGGACTTGTTGAGCGGATAAGCCGACTTGCTGCTTCTCATTGGTATAACCCAATTCTTTGGCAAGATCGTTTTCCACATACTTAAACCCAGACAGAGATCGCACCTTATCAAGCGCGTTTTCTATGTTGCCGGTTTTAGTCTTGAGCCGTTCGTCGGAATAGTAAGCAGTGATATTTCCCGTTGCTGCGATTTGGTTAGCGACATAAAAAGACTTATTGTTATAGACACTAACCCAAGTGGTGTCAGCCATATAAATGCCGCCAGCATAGGTGGCGTTATACCAACCAGTACCACCAGAGCTTCTAAACCATCCAGAGCATCCAATGCTGTTAGCAACCCCCGAGTCATAACCGCACGACATACGGTTTGCGAATATTGTTGCAGCAGCCCTAACATTACTGTCAGTTTCTCCAATAGAGAAAATCTCGTTAGCCATCGCAGCATCGGTAAAGAATCGCACTCCCCCATATTGAGGCAGAACGAAAAACCTGATGCCTGTATGCCATTTGATATTTAGCTTGGTGTAATTTCCGCCGTAATTTTCCATTGAAGTGCCAATGGAGTAATTGTTCAGGTCATTGCCGCCGCCAAAAGCCAGTGAGGTAGATGAAACCGCGCTATAGGAGTTGTTTGTCCACTCACCGCCAATGAGCATTTGCCCTTGCCAAGTAAATCTTCTGGAAGTGTCTATGTATCCAGCAGACACAGCGTTAATAACAAAGGTGACGTTATTATTAGTGTACGTCCCCAGATAACCGCCGCCACTGTTGTGCCAAGTATCGTGAGCGTACATGCCCATCTGTATACCGGCAGTGGTTTTGACGTGCATCCTAGCGTTGCCATCACCGTTTAGATTTAGCTGCCTATTCCAACTGCCGTAGTTAACCGGAGCTTCTCCAATGGACAACCCCCCATAAAGAGCACCTGCGAAAGCTGAGTTGGAGGTTGTATTGAGATACCAAGTGGTGCTGTTATTAAGGTATAAACTACCTGTACGCGATTTTCTTATATCCCAATTGCCCCAAGCACTTTCAAGGAATCCAAAGTTTCCTGAGCTGTCACCGTATAGTTGCATTAAATGCGTATCATTTGCGGATCTTAAAACTAACCCGCCAGAGGTACTGCTCCCTGAGTTCTTTATAACTAAAGACTGAGTTCCTGTGTTTAGCGTTTGAGGGCTAACAGCTCCATTAATAACAAAGGTTTTATTTGCTGCCGTATCAATCCCTTCAGGTAGAACGCGGAACACGCTGCTATTCCCAGAAGGATGAAAGGCAATAAGCCCGTTAGAGTTATAGATATTGAATGAGTTTGCTCCACCCCAGTTTGTATATGTGGAGCTACCTTTGAATATCTCTGTGTTGCCGCCTTCGGCTGTCAAAATCAAAGAAGAATAAGAGGTTTGCGTTGCACTCCCGATCTTAATACCGGCAAGGATGGCGCTACTTGACAGCACTTCAAAAGGAGAGCCAGAAGTTGAGCTGATTTTTAACGATGGATATTCGTATCTTGCAGTGAACGGCTCAAAGATAGCGTAGTAATTGTATTGAGCAGTATTGATAATAAGTAATGATGTATCAAAATGAAAGGTTACGTTCGCACCTACCGCTACAGTTCGCTTGAGGACGTTGTTGTGATAGTAGTAGGCGTTTGTGTTGTCATAAATGATTGACAGCTTATCGCCGATAGCGACAGTCCCAAAAGTCCCTCGGCTTGTACCGCTTTCGTATATATATAAAGTACCGCTGGCTACATACCAAGCATAATTTATATTGGTGTAGCTCGCACTGGCGCTAGGGTTTGTACTGATTCCCGCCATGTGTTCTACCAAGGTGGCAGGAGAGTATTCCATCTTTACGCCAGATTTATAGCCTGTTGTGCTGTAAACGTGCGTATCCCAGCTATTTGATCCGGTGCCTGCACCTTTACCGAATTGGCTTTTTGCGCCATTAAGAGTTGCGTATGCACTGCCGACCAATTGCAGAGACGGTTGATCTAAGTTTGTGCCGTTGATTGTCCCAATGTTGGAAAGGTTTTTGCTGCTGTCTAGTATTGTAGTGCCGCCTATGTCTAATTGGCCGCTCTTATAAAACATGAAGTTACCGGCCGCGTTATAAGACTCTCCTATGTAGTAGTAATTGAAAGCATCAGTGGTTCCTAAAAACCCAAAGCCTCCGTGATCAGTGCTAGCAGATCCTAGAGCATGTAGGCCGAAAGCCCATCCACCCGTTTCTCCTTTCATGGTTATCAAGCCGTTTTGTAATTTAACCGGCCTATTTACTCCAGCCGTTATAGTAACGCCTGTGAAGTTTCGGCTTTGATCAAGAACACTGACGCCTGCAACTAAAAACTGACCTGATGGGCTAAATCCAAAAGAGTCTGCGGAACCCCCATTAGGTCGGATGTAAATTCCCCTGCCTGTTGCTGCGGCAAGGAATAATCCATCATCCGTCCCATCATTACCAAATACTCGGTTGTAACCATTGGTTATGCCGCCAAAGCCAATAACCCCGTAGCCGCCATACGTCCCATCTTCACCTACTTGAGTTCCTGTCTTGGCAAATATTTGACGGTTTGAGTCTATTACTGTGGTGCCTTGAACCTTATAAGTGGCAGAAGTATTTTGTAAATTTACCCCGCCATCGCTAATTTGAACTTGAGCGGCAGAGGCTCTATTTCTAAAGTTATGCGCGGTATTATCGTAATAGTTCCCTGCGTCTCCTGTATCCCCCAGATACATTCTAACTGAACCTTCGGGGTCTTTTAGTATGGTGTAAGTAATGTGACTCAGATCCATTATCTGAGTGTCACTGTTGTTATAAATAGCGTTTATAGACCGCAACTGACGGCTTGAGCTTATTACTGTGGTGCCGCCCATCGCCAAGTTGCCGCTAACGATATTAATTAACCCGTTGCCGTTAATCGTAAAGCGTTCGTTGTTGGTCGCCTTGTCAGTCCCTGTGGCAGTGTGGAAACGAATAGCCGCTGCATCGTTGGGGAAAGTGGTATGCAAATGGACATCGCCTTCAGAGTTGTCATACCAGATTTGGAACCCTTCTGTTGTTATCGCACCTTGATCAGATCTTAGGTTGAGAATAGGATCAAAATTAGAATTCCCTCTTATGTCTACAATTGAATCGGCTCCGATTTTTTTTACATCTAATTTATTAGCTAGGTTGGTCTGGCCAGCCACGTTAAGGTCGTTATAGACCCTTACGTTGACGTCGCCTTCTCCTACTGAAAATATTTTAACGCCGCTATTAGACATAGAATCATCGTAGAAGCGAGTACCGCCGTAGGTTCTAGATGCGCCTATCCGAACTCCGGTGTGCCACTGGATATCTAGTTTTGTATAATCCCCACCAACATTTTCTTTTACTCCTACCCCGATTGAATACATTTCAGGCGTAGAGGTGTTTAAGCCTCCAAAGTAAAGATTACCCGTTGCCACGGTGTCGTAGGAGTTGTTTGTGTCATTATTCCCGACTAACAGATAAGAGTTCTTCGTATAAACTCGGCTTGATTCTATGGCAAACCTATTTGCTTGACCTGCTGGGTGAAAGTTTATAGTTCCTTTTGATGTGTAGATGTTGAAAGCGTCAACGCCGCCCCAGCTTGTGTATGTATCGGATCCTTTAAACAGTTGAGCAGTCTGCGTTCCAGTACCATTTGCCGCATATAAGACTAAATTTGAATAACTGGTTTGAGAGCTATCTCCAACAGTTATAGCGGCAGTAGTACCACTAGGGTTTACTGTTAAGTTGCCTGTAAGCGTACCACCAGCCAGAGGCAGATGACCCACTTGTGAGTAGGTGTAAGCTGTATTAGCGTTTGTTGAGCTGCCGCTAGGCCATGACACTGCGCCTGTAAGCGTTCCGCCAGCTAAAGGCAAGTGACCTACTTGTGAGTAAGTGTAAGCAGCGTCCCAGTTTGTATTTGTCACATTGGACAGTACACCAGAATGAATCGTTTCCGCCGCGATCATCCCTGAGTCAAAGCTGTCTAATTGCTGCGTGGAAAAAGCCAATCCTGAAAAGTAGAACGAGCCACGCTTATTTGTAATTCTTATGGAGCTAAAATTGTCTAAACCAGTTGCTATTTTAACAATCGCTTGTCCATCGTGTTCAGTGGCATTTCCCTCATTGCTATTCTCTACTGACTGCCCTGTGCTTATCCTGCCGAGAAATACTAAATCGCCGTCAGCTTGTATCGCATGAACATCAACGTAACCCCCATCAGACCATTTTAGAAATGACATATAACAAGTGTCAGCTCCAGCAGGGATGTTGTACTGCTTGTATGCCCCAGCGTTATAGGTATAAGAATATCCTGCGGCGAGTTTTATGCTCCCCCACGAGTCTGATGTAGTGCTTGAAGTCCAAGTTCCAGACTCAACATCTTGATCCGTTGCTTTAAGATAAGTCTTTGGAATATTAGCGCCATGACTAAACTCAAACGTATCGCTCGCAGTCTTCCATAGGATAGAAGCATCTGTCGTAGAATTAACCGCGTCTTGGATAGTAATACCCGCATTATTAGCGGTGCTGGATGAGTCTCCGGTCGCGTAGTTGAGCGTTATATTGGGGTCTTTCACCGTCAGATTATCGGTATTTACGGTCGTGGTTGTTCCGCTCACCGTTAAATTTTGAACCGTCAAAGTGTTGGTGGAATCGTTAAAGGTCAAGTTAGCTGACGCACCCAAAGACCCGCCGTCATTGTATTGAATTTGAGTGTCGCTTCCTGCTGGGCCTGTTACTGCTCCTGCGTTTACTGCTACGCCATTAATGTATAGGCCGTCAGTGAAGTTAGCATCTCCACCAAATGTTAGCTTGCTTCCGTCATAAGGAACGTACATTGAGAACTGTGGACTTCCTATGCTGCCCAGTATCCCGCTTCCAGAACCTATAGCGTCTCTATCGTTGAAGAAGTAAAGACCATGAAGCGGGCCATAAGCTGAGTTGGGGGTGCCGCCTGTTGTTCCTCTGCCTCCGAAGAATATAGCCGTAGAATCATAATCGTCTGCATTAGCCCCTTCTTTGGACATTAGATAAACAGAGCCGCCTTTGATTAACGTCTCGTTGTCTCTGTTGTTGTCTGTGAAAATCGTAGTGTGAGCGCCGCCAACAAACACAGCCTGACCAAAATCGGGAT